AACAAACAGAACTATAAAGAGCAAAATTGCAATCACTAATAACTTCCACATAAGTCCCTCCCTTTTTATACAGGCTTAATGTAGTCGCTCCTTACAAATCCATAGTATTTTCCATAGATCCGGATGTAATACCAGATATAACCATCCTCTCCGACCGTCTGATCGCATACATCTATCCAGTTTCCCTTTGACAGATACGGCCATGTCTTAATGTTTGCATATCGTGTTCCTGCCCAGCTCCTCACGTTAAGAGTTGATGCAGTCACCTCCCCTACCCAGTGCGGTGTCGAGTCGAATATCTTTTTCTTTTCTGACTCTATTACAGCTGAACCTTTATCAAGATTCATTGCCGTATGAGCATTATCATTCAGGAGTATGTCTCCTGGAAGGAGATATTTATCACTTGTCAGATATTTCGAATCCGTAAGAACTTTGAATCCCGCTTTTCTATATCCGGCTCTCATGGTATAGGTGTTGACAGCAGTATTATTGATCGTCTTCAGCAAATCAATCTGTAAGCGGTATCCTGCTGCCATCGTCAGAGTTATTATCCCGGAACTGCAATCCGCTTCGCAGTCCATCTGGATTCTCCCCGGGATCCAATTCGCTAATCTAAGAACCGAAAGGAATGTCCATCTCTGATTCTGATCATATCCGATCTTGTCGTTTAATGCTGCCGATCTGGCAAGGCCAGCAAGCTCTATTCCAACTTGTGGATCCGGATATCTTAGAACACAGTTCCATGGTCTTTTATACCAAGCCCGGATCTCAAACTCTTTTCCAGTCTGATCTCCTGCTTTTCCTCCTCGATATTTACCATTTTCGTCGTGTCCTGAGTTAGCGATCATAATTTGCTACCTCCAGTAATGTTCCTATTGCAAATGCTATGAAGAATAAAAGCATTAATCCTATGGTCTTTAATACGCGCATCTTAATCCTCCTAGCTGTTCATAAGAATATCGAAGAATATCATGATCCACAAAATCCATATGACACCGATGGCAAGCATTACTCAACCTCCGGCAGCCCCGTCGCTATTGCCATAAGAATAGAAGTCACTGCTCCCATTCCGGCAGCGGAGAGACAACCGAGCCAGTTCACTTCGTGGAACATGGCGGCAGAACCGATGTAAGCCAGGGCGCACTCTGCGGCTGTGCGGAATGCGCGGTTAAGAGCTGCTTTCCAGAAATCAACATTCATAACGTCCTCCTTTACAGATCGAGCGACTGGATAGCCTGTTTTCGCAGGAAATCCCGTTGCTCATTTTTGATTTTGTTGGCGTAGTCCAACGCCTTATGCATGTCTCCGTTGCAGTGCGCGTCAGGTATCCGCTGGACGGCTGCAGCGGTCGCCTCGGCAAGAGCCATCGTCGCGACAGTCATATTTAACTGACTGAGTTCGTACTCTTTCCTCTGGCGGTCACGCTCTGCCTGTTCTTTCTCACGCCGCTCGGCTTCCTTCCGGAGCTGTTCGTCGCGCTGGGATATTTTGTGCTCGATCATCCAGAAACCAAAACCGGTGATGGCGGAAGGAATGCCAGCGGCAATAATTATCGTTACTAATAATGTCCCATCCAACGGACGATACCTCCACATAAAAAGGAGCGACCGAAGCCGCTCCCGTGATTAATAAGTTACAGCGTTAAAGACGCTTTTAACGCTATAGAGTTACTGAATTAAAGTGTTATTTAAGTTACAACAACCGCTTCGACTTTTGCAATCTGCAAGGACTTCTTTAATGCTTTAAGTTCCCCACGAAATTGTTCTTTCTTCAACATAATCCCCGGGGTCTGTTCCAATACCATTCAATGCTTGCTGACCAATTCTAACAAACGTTGCTGTTTCATTCTGTGTATCAATAACAACGACATCAAACGCCTGTTCTGATATCGTTCCTTGAACACGATTTTGCCTTGGAGCATCGTGTTCTTCATTCGGAAGAGTTTTATCGCATGTAGTTAATACAACAGGAATCCCACCCGGCGTTGATGTTATTTTGTCATAATGGCTATGCCCTTGCATTATAAATGCGATCTTTCCGTTCCCTTCATATGCGTCAAGAATTTCAGCAAGCGCATTTGCATTAAGAGATGATTCCATTATTTTATCTTCATTTGTTATTTGACCATCAACATATACAGGCCCTGACCTGTAAAAAACGTGCGTAATGATTACTATTGTCCATCCTTGATCAACATTCAATGCCGTATTCTGTACCCATTCCCTCTGCGTTTGCTCATAACCAACATCTGCCGTTGTCCCATCAGCAGCAGAGAATGCGTTCAGAACAACATACCGGATTTTCTGTTGTACATTGTCAACGTAATAGTATCCACGGACAGGGTTGTCGCTGATCTGATTGCTATTATCAGCACTAAACCAGTAATAAATATCGCTATCTGTATTGGATGCAGACAGGTATTCGTGATTTCCAACAGCACGGTAGATTTCCCCATCCCACGCATCACGGAATGTATGAGAGGCGGAATCCCATGACAAGTCCTGTATACCATTTGAAAGATCGCCACCAGAAAACAGCTTCTTAATATGCGTCCTTTTGAAAATGTAGTTCAGAAGCTTTGGAGATTGTTGTGCATTAAATGCCCAATGTTCATCAGTAATGAAGACAACAGTTTCTCCTGTCCCTGCTGATGCTTGTGACAATTCATTTATTCGCGCAACTTTTGACGGAAGATAATTATTAGTGAAATAGTAATCAGGAACAGCTTCACCTTCAACAGAGCCATTTTCAATAAGTTTATCATATAAAGTCTGTATATCAATCTTGTTATCTTGTATTTTTTTATGATTGATATACATTGATTCTTCAGGTCCAAGTTCAAGCTGGAACTCCTGCGGTTTTGTGTCAGTATCCCAATTCGATGCGTTGTTATTCAGCATATAGAATCTTACATACTTACAAGTTGACGGTGTTGTGAACGTTAATTTATGTAACGATACAACATGATATTCTGTTTCGTATGATATATAAGAACTTTCCGATTTATCAGAATAGAGATGCACGCTAAAAGATCCGCTGGAATCGGAATACGCCTGCAGTGGTTTCCAACTTACAGTATAGACAGTATTTGCAGATACTTCTGTATATTCCTTCGTTGCGGCATATTTCTCTCCCGTTCTGGTTTGAAACGCACCCGCATTAATCAAGCCTTTCACAAAGTCGGTTGCAAAGATATTTCTTGATGTCTGCACATATTCATCGGTTCGTTCATCTATCGCTTCATCAATTTTGCTAAGATAATCGTATACCTTGAAAATAAAGTTTGACGCATCACTTAATGACACATCGCTTAACGGTGATTCCTCATTAAACATAAGAAATCTGTATGCGTATAAGGTCGTTAATGAGAACTCATTCAAGATTGCGATGTTTATATCATTTTTTACATACTGACCACTTGTGTTAAGTACGCCTACATATTCCCCGGTGGATAAATCATAAGCAAAAACAAAGAACGCATACCCATTCTGCGAATATACAGAACAACAATCTTTAATCGTAACTTTGGTGGTTGTTCTTAACCTTGTTGTTGAAATGTAATCAGCTCCATCGGACTGAGATATTCTTCCGATTTCCCATATATTCAGAGAAACGTCATCAAAAAGACCACTTTCCAACAAAGCGATTTCATTTTCAACAGCTTCGATTGATTCTGCGTTCTGTTCAATCAGTACATCCTGTGCGTTGTCACGCTTTTCAAGACCATTTTTTATCTTTGTAAATGTGCAAGTAAATGAACTGGTATGATTCGTCCGACAGGATACCCTAAATTTCGCCGCTTCACTCGGAACGGTTAAGTCATAATTATAATCATATCTTCCAGTGTTGGTACTCGCATCACTGCTTATGAAAGTCCCGTCTGCTTTTACAAATGCCACGCCAATATTTGAATTTGGGGCAGCGTTTGTATATCCTGATACTTTTGTCACATTACTGTCGAGAATGACATCAGTATAACTATAACCATCAAGTGTTACAGGCGCACCACTTGTTTTGCTAATATATTTACCCGCTGTCCATGTCTGCTCACTTGTGTCAAGTGATTCCTGTACTGTATATTCATTATTACTAATTGCGCTCTTTAAATCAGAAACATTTTCGTCTAAATCATTTTTTAACTCTGCAATTTCGTCTCCTGTTTTCTTGGCATCTGCCGCCTTCCCTGTAATGGAAAGCGTATCATCCGTCGTAATCGAAGCAGCCGCATCCTCTGCGGCGGCCTGTGCATCCTCTGCCGCCTGCTGTGCCGCTGATGCGTTTTGAGCTGCAGTTGAGGCAGTGCTCGCACTATCTGATGCATTCTGCGCGGCAGTTTCTGCAGCGTCTTTAGCATCCAGCACAGTCTGGACATCTTCCCCCGATGCTTCTGCAGCTTCTTCTGCACGACTCGCATACTGCGGCAGATTGGCCAGTTCTTCATAGAACTCCGCTAATGTTCCATTATAGCCTCCCTGGATTGCAGCTCCGTATGCGGTGACTATTCCTAGATTTTTCTCAACATTCATACTCTTTTCTCCATACAAAAAAGGCTGCCATTTCTGCCAGCCGCCTCAAGAAACTTTATATGTTAAGCGATCATGCGATCAGTTTATTGAAGGACGCTTTGATATTGGTTCAAATGCATGGGTGACATTTAACTGGTTCGCGATTAACAGCGATTCTGGCTTTATCGCAGGTGGGGCATACAGAGATTAATACTTTACGAAGTTGTAATTGTCCACTTTTAAATCCAGCACCTAATTATCCGATAGCAAGAACCAAATAAGCGTTATCATTTGCGGCGCCTTGTGTTATCGAAAGTCTACCATCAGTAACATTTTTGAAAACATAAAGCGAAACTGATGCAAGGTTAGGGAGTTGATAGTAATTTCCAACAAAAGTGCCTCCGTTCATTGTTACCCTTGAAACAAGCTGAGCGCCATACACATCATTACCTAATGCAACAATGATCATTTGATGCGTACCGCAAGCAAAGTTATTCAGGATAGTTGTGCTCTGAATATTTCCTTGAGTTAAAACACTTATATTGTTTTTTAATGAGTTTTGACCCATGAGGTAACTTGCAGAATTGGTGTTTACACGGTTATCAGCATCTGCCACACCCTGATTGTATGAGGCGGCTTTATTGACTCTGACTTTGTTATGGACGCCTGCTGCCACGTTCAGATCTTCCGTCCAGGCTGTCACGCTGTCTGGTCTCGTGCCTGTCGGAGTACCACCCGTAGGTGTGGTGGCAACAGTCTGGATGTTATTTCGGTAATCCGCGAGTGATCCGTTCCCACCAACGGTAGTATTGTTCGTGAAAGTCTTCCCTGCGATGACATCACCAGCACCCGCTGTTCCGACTTTCGCAGCATTATAGTTATTCGTTGCCAGCGTTTTGATATTATTGGCCATCGTTGTAGGGCTGGCATTATCGGCTGTAGAGACACCTGTGATCGGAGATGCATAAGTTCCACGACCAGCGGTGATAGCCCTTGCGATGATTCTACAGCCATCCGGAAAAGACGATTCAAGCGATGCAACTCTTTGCGCAACTGCCGTGAGCGCTCTCGCATCCGCAACATAGCCATCTGCCGTAGTTGTGGAATTGTTCGCTACAGATCTGAAGGCGGCTGCTCCGAGATCATTCAGCCATTTCATAATTTTACTTGCGATAACTGCAAGCGTATCACCGGAAGCCGGAGCAACTCTGCTGGTTGCCATGCTCGTGAAGACTTTGCCGTTTGAGAGATCTCCGGATGCATTCGCCGCGTCATTCAGCGCTGTATCAATTTCATCAAAGTTGTAATTGAAATCATCGACATCAACTACATCCTTTCCCTCTGGCTTACGAAGTTTGTAAAAGGTTGTGAGTTTCATTCTTTGGCATCCTCCAAATTAGTTACTGTCGTCCAGTTCTGGACTTTGATTGTTTTCCATGTATACGGAGCACTAAGTATTCCGTGCCATGTAACGCGGGTAACGACGAGCATGATCCGCAGGCCATCCCATGTATAAACAGATATGTCATTCCATGTGAAAGGCAGGAGCTCACGCCACAAAACATAACGAAACAGTATGTTGTAATCGAGGTGGGCGGGTTTTATCTCGTCCACGCGCTGGCGTACTGTTCGCACGCCTTTGACTACTCCATACTGTCCGACAAATTGGATTGTGAATTTGTAATTGGGAAAATCTTCAATGATGCTGCATGTCACTCCTGTAATTTCTTCTGTGATATTCTTCAGAAGCGCAGGAGTGCATGTCTGCATTGTTCTCAGCTTAGCTATGATTGATACTCTGCGCTGGTCTATCGTGTCACCGTCTGATGCCGTTATTCCCAGCATCTTCTCCCAGAGAACGCATCCCCATTCCGTATCAATCGTATATGCATGCAGCTGTTTCTGTATGAGCCGGATCAGTTCCCATTCGGATCCGACCTCCGTTCCCTGGGACAGGTACCATTCATGGAACTCTGTCATTTCTGTAATAAACCTGGGAACATAACGCTCCAGATCGGTGTACCCTTCCGCTTCCGGAGTGTCCGGAGTGACTATAAAATCCGAATCACCGTACAGCTGAACTCCGCTGTCTGAGCCGTATTGAAATTCACCGTATTTCATGCAGGCACCTCCTTATCAGGTGACGGTCAATGTTACGGTGTTTGTAACTGCTGTCGTCCCGGCTCCATTCGTAAGGATACATCTGATCAGCCTGCCATCCCATGATGCTGTAGGGGTGACTGAAAGAGTTGCCGCATTCCCGGATGTGAAATTCTCCCATATGGATATACCAGCTTCTGCATATTGCCACTGGTAAGTTAATCCTACGCCCTGCGCCACAACGGAGAATGATACTTCTGTACCGGCTGTCGTTGTCTGTGAAACCGGCTGCGTGGTGATTTCCAGAAGATCTTCCGACCGGATCCCCATCAGCCTGTTCCATGTATATCCGGCAATTGACCCTGTAACTTCAGCTTCCAGTTCTGTTACAGCATTCTGCGTCCGGATCAGCTCATTCTGTAATCTATTAATATCATCTCCCTCGACCTGATCGCCGATGGTTTCATAAGTTATGTAGATATATTCGGCGGAAGATTCAACATGGATGATTCTTTTCCAAGGTGTTTCTGTAGGAGTTGTCAGCGTATAGCCAACAGGATCCCCGGTTAAGTTCGTTCCCGTATAGACTTCCACAGAGCTGTCGTTGATATTGTCATGTTGCAGCTCTGCTTCATAGATATGGTTTGATGGCATGAGGATCTCTTCCTCAATGGGATATACATTGCTCCCGACCTTATTCAGCTTGTTATAAAATGTTGATGTATTCATGCATTAACCCTCAACAAAACAGTCCCGATCACCGCGATCTGCTCAGCTGACAGATCTATATTGTCAGCGCTGTCATTCAGCCGTAAGCTGTCATATTCATAATCGACTATGCCATCCGTACTCTTCAGGATCTTTCCGACCTCGCTCATTGACAGATAGTCAACCTCGAAGGCATTTTCTTCAAGATACTCCGTCAGCCGGTCCTTAAAATCAGCCTGGACTGTGGAAAGAACATAGCCGGATGCAATCACGACATTCGCAGCGACATTGATCGTAAGCTCTGTCCCGGATGTAACAGTCACGCTTGCCCCTATCGGACGCATGGTTTCGATATATGCAGCTACTTCATTTACAAGGGCTGACGATGCTGCTTTTTTATCAGAATCTGTAATGACTACCTTCACGGTCCCAGGGCCGTTCCATACGGGAAATACCTTGGCAGCTCCTACGCCATCAACGGATGTGGCCCATTCAATGTAATTGTAGATGTTGCCGCTTGTTGCCGGTTTCTGCAGATGGAACAGGAGTCGTTTCCGGAACTCTTCCACATCCTCCTCATCACTGCCGCTTTCCAGCAGTTCGTACAGTTCAATGGATTCGAGGCCGTAAACATATTCAATCGGTACCAGGTCATAAGACAGCGTGTTTCCGATCGTTCCGGCCGTCTCGCATGTCAACTCCCATACACCTTCAGAAATGCGGCCTGTGGTCACCAGATTTACATCCCCGCAATTGAACCTCGTTCCAATCCTCGTTGACATAAGCGCCGGAGCAACCACCGCGGACCATACCGCCGGACTGGCTTCGTG